GGACCGTGAGGTTGCGCACGCACTTTTAAAGTGCGGTACGTAGCGTACACAATGTGTCGGACACTACTACCTCCTCAGGCAGAAAATAAACTACCTGCGGCGTGTCGAGGAATTTTACTTCCCCGGCACCCCATTGACAGAGTTTCTCTATCATGGGAGCGAAGTCCCCACCCTGTGGCGGTGGACTATCGCCTCTCGCCTTCTCCAGATTTTCGAGAAGACGGGATTCCCTCTTGTTCCAAGGTAAAACATCATATGCTTTATCCTTGTACGGATCTTCGCCGTGACGGCGCGAGACCTCAGGACATAACATGTTCCTGAACAAGTAAGGTCGGTCGATGTTGTTAAGAGCATCATCAACCGTGGTCAGCCGGTAGCGCTTCGCTATCGTGACCTTATCGCTGAATCGCAAATGCGACCATTCGATATCAGGATATCCAGCTAAAAGCTGCAACCCTGAGTCATCAACACCGAGTGTTAACTCGGCGTTGGACAGTACCTCCTTCACCTGTTCTTGAACAGCGTCTAAGGAAACCCCCCGGGCTCGAGCGTTGGTGGCGAAATTCGCCAAACAACGCCTCACCTGAAGGTTGGCAGTCCCATCAAAGACTTCTTTGATTGACTGTAGTACTATCCACGGAGTCTCCTCCGTGAATATCTTCCGCAATTCGGCCTTTGACCGATGGAAAGCTGGAGATCCAATACCTCCCAGTTTGACTGGGAGATATCGGGTTGACAAAAGGGTGGGAAGGAAGCCTTCCATCCTTTGTTCGAAGCGTGCTGACGCCATGGGAACCATGGCTTCAAAGCCGCCGCCGAGCCAAGACAGCATGCCTTGCATCTGTCTCGCCTTGCCAATGGCAGGGTTAGGCTCATCCTTCCCTTCGCATTCTTTTGAACACGGAGAGAACAGCCGGACTTTCATTGCATCAATGTGAGGCTGGCGAAGATAATCGCGTAGGTGCAGAGGAGTTTCGACTCCCCAAACCTCCGATTTCTTCAGTCCTACTGTAAAGAGCATCTCTTCACAGTAGAACGCACCACGAGAACTTATGAAGTTCTGCGGCCACGATACGGACATTCCGTTAAGACCGTGGTTCGTCGTAATACGACGAAGGTACTGGACTGGGCCTTGACCAATGTGGTCATCACCAGAACACGCGAAATGTCGCCACGGTTTCGTGGCAGCACCTTTCGCTGACGACAGGTACAGAAGAAACTCTGCATCTGTTGCCCCCAGTTTTCCACACTGGGATCGAATAAAAGCTTCCCACTCAGCACAAAGGTTGTGCAGAGTGAGAACTAATTTCGCCCCGGGGTCTCCCATAAGGATACCGCGGGTGGTGAGCATGTCCTGGAATTCATCCAGGTCATTCTCATAGCGTCTACTTGAGCATAATAAGCTCTTCGACGCCCGCAAGTACTCGGAGTCTTCTCCGAGTCCTCGCATGAACCCATCGACCATCGCTTCAGA